GTTAAGGATTCAGCAGGCAGTGGTTCATATGGGAGTTCAGGGGATGACTTATCGATAACACACGATAGCGGGATTATTTCCTTCGGGGATCTTTATTCAACCAAAGCTGTTTTCGGGATTACAGTCAAATATAAGACTTCCACAAACCCAACAAACTCAAGCGGAGAGATTAGACTATACGATCACGCAGATACGAACTTCTTTACAGGGACTCTTGCCAATTCAACGGATGAAACCTGTCTGTATTTTCCTTTCAGCAACTATAGTCTGGTCAAGTACCTTCGATATAGAGCTACTGGGGAGGTTACGATCTATGAGATAGTCTTTGAGCAGGAACCAGTTGAATCATTTATAAACAAGATGAGGTTTAATTACACTGATGTTCAGTATTTTGGTGATGACATGAAGGTTGATCTGTATGTGGATAATGCCATACAGACAAGCAACCCAAATTATGCAACAGCAGGGTCCACTAGTCTCCCAACATCAAGCGGTAATGTAAAAACCGTCAGACTGCATTACCCAAAGGATATCGTAGGCTATATACCGCATATCTATTATACAGGAACAGGTAGGGTGCTTTCTTATAAATACGGTACTGAGGACATATGATCAGAGAAAGGCAAATACTTCGTGGTCTTATCGTCCACTACATAAATAGCCCGACTGTTAGGGTTTATGTCGATGGGGCTTCTGATCCTGCATACACAATAACACTTCCGTCCAACCCGACATACCAAACTCGTGTGCTTACGGTCCCTGCGGGTCACATAGGTTATATTTTCAAGGTAGAGTCTGATGCTACAGAGGAAATAGACCTTAAGGAGATGACGGAGCCAACATCAAATTATACAAGATTACAGTATTGGGATTACTATGAGGTCACATTCTCTGGGACGATAAATGTGAGCTTGCATTTGGATGACACAGCAACTGCAGTCATATCCGCTACAACCCTAACTACAACGGAAGTTCAAGATACACAAAGGGTATACTTCCCTTCAAACTCATACGGCAGAATACCGTTCTTTGTTCTAACGACTAGCAACACAAATGACGGAAACCTTATATCTCATCACCCCGTCGCTAAAACGGTCAACTCGTTAACTGGTGCAGAGCTGTCAGTTGTGAGAAGCCTAAGACTGATCTACAAAGGAAGCCCACAAGTGGTCATGTCTCTCGATGGGAGCGTTTTGAAGACAATAGCAACAGACACACTCCCGAATAATAGCGAGTACAAGCCCAAAACAATCTCTGCTCCATCTGGGAGTATTGGGTATTTCCCTCATTTTACATCAACAGATTCATCGAATATAGCGGATTTCAGTTTTGTGACCGAACCATCTGGCATCTACAGCGATCAAGTTGTGTGGCATTTTTATGAAATCACTTTCAAAGGCACAATAAATGTGAGCTTGTATCTAGATAATGTTCTGGTTGTGGGTGATGGGGATGATGCGGACAGCACTACAATAAAGAAGACCCTTACAACAACAAAGGTGCAGGATACTAAGAAGGTTTACCTTCCAGCATTATCATACGGAAGGCTACCACATGTCATACACGATGTCAGTGATACAGGTGATGTTCTTAAATGGGCCCCAGTTGCTCTCCCTGTAAGGTTCTACAAGACATTAGAGGGGGTATCCGAATGTCAGATTACATACAAAGATGATGTGTTTGTTGATTTCTATCTTGATGGGGAGAAGTTGGGCGACACCTATCAGTTTGAAGCAACGCATGATGAGTCAGGGTCCAGCATCTATTCGGCTAAAAAGTTCCTGCTCCCAGAGAACTCTGGAGGCTATGTATTTCAATACGCTCAGATTAGTGGAGATGGAGATATTATTTCTGTAGAAACCAATGCTCATCCACTTGATCTTGAACCAGCATTGTCTGAGGAGCCGAGTTGAGCGATAATAGATTTTCTATCCCTACGGGGCATCTTGCAGAAGATACCAATATAAGACAGGGATTTGCGTCTACTGAAAAAGGACTTTTGGCACTCGATCAGTCTATAAAGGAAAAAGAAGAAGAGATAGATAAGCTAAAGCTCGACATATCGAATCACTTACTGTCTTCTATATCGGGACTAGTGGTAAACTCTTCTACGACTCAAGATATCATAAACGCTCTAACTGTTTACTCAAAAAAACTGAAAGAACTATAAAGGTTTTATGGCATACAAAGGAATGGGCGGGACAGTAAAGGTCCCGAAGAAAATCAAAACCCCGCAAGGCACAAATGAAGAGCTGATCTATGCCACTAAGGGTGAAATACAGATGCTGAAAGACGCTGGAGGTGCTGATATAGCAACACCTTATGATGGGGTTAGATCATTCCCCCCTGTAAACAAAGGTGGATCAACTGGGACTTCTACTTCGTCCACATCTACGACAGGTGGTGGCTTTAATCCTTCTGGTGATTATTCTGGGGCTTCTGGTGGATATGGTGGTACTGGTGGTTCTAGTAGTAATACAGATAGTTTTGATATAGAAAAGGAAGTTGATGATTATGTAGAAGAGGATCTTGATACTTATACTGATTTTGACACTCATCCAGCGGATGCATTACAAAATCTGTTGCAAAAAAACGACAACAATAACGACAACCAACTCCCAACCTTCAACACATCCAATCTAACCGAAACAATAGAGTGGGATGAAAAAGACGGGGTAACCCTTCAAGGGCTTTATAATAATCAAGATTCATTATCCACATACCTAGACAGTAAAAAAGACTCCACAGCACCAGCCACAAGAACTGTCCCTGCTGGGTATACCAACTCTGGGGATACTTATACTGTTCAAGTCACCACAAAAGGTGATCCCAGAGCAAATGATATTGAAACCACCGATGCTGACGGCAATGCCATCACCATTGACCCAGCGACATTCTTCAAGAAAGACAGAGATGGGAATATTATCGGGTGGCACGATAAGGATAATAAGCTACAGCACGATAATAACGACCACTGGCATGTAGATGAAAAGGGTAGGTATTTTTATGTGGGTGAAGGTGCTGTACAGGGAGCAGGGGGTGAAGGATCAACGACTATTATTGATAAAGATGGAAAGCCTAAAACAGTAGGGGCCAGAACATACGCAAGCTTGTTGGGGTATGATGAGGACCTGCTCAAGAAAGCAGTGGATGAACGTGCCTCAATTATGGAAGAAATGGGGGCTAAGCAGGATTACTACGGAGGGGTTTATGATCCTAAAACAGGCAAATTTACAGGTGGGCTGGAGAAGAAATATCTAGACAAATCAGAAAAGTATGGCAGTGCATATGACAAAATGTTCAGCGATGCCACAGGGTATACGTATGATGAAGCCACTGGGGAGTGGGTTAAGTCTGGGACATCAGAATATGATCGCTTAACTAAGAAGTCAGAAGACGAATACGGCAGATTATCTAGGATTGCGGAGGATAAGTACGGCAGACTTTCTAAACTTTCAGAGGATGAGTATTCCCGTCTAATAACGGATGCTGAGCAAACCTATAGAGGTTTAGCTTCAAAAGGGGACAGATACTACGATGAAGCTGGGAGATTAGCTCAGGAGCAGACCAGACTTGCCACAGATGATGGCTTTTATTCTGGTTTGCAGTCAGACATCGACTCGATCAGAAAAGATCAGAGAACCTATCGTGGGAATATCGATTCTTTAGCTGAAGAAGCAAAACGTACCCCAAGGGGTATGCAGAATCTGATGTACGCACAGCAGGCTGATCAGATCAGTAGAGACAATAGCGCACAAAAGAAGAACCTCACACAGATGCTTACACAGAGAGGTGTGTCTCCCACATCACCTGTTGCACTAAGGATGATGAGTGCTCTGGATACTTCTACAGCAGAACAAAAAAGAGGAGCAAGAAGGCAGTCTTTATTTGACGCTATGCAAATGAGAGATCAGCGGTCTGCAGTGCGGTCACAGTTATACGATCAAGCTTCTGGCATGACTCAATCTGAGCTTTCTTCAATCAAGCATAAGGCTGGAATTAGAGATTTAAGAATAGGAGCTTTGGGGCAGGCACATAGTGCTAATATCGATACAGGATCTGCCTATAGTAAGGATGCTACGAATCGTGGAGCAATGCTGGCAGATATGGCAACTAGGTCTGGAGAACATTATAGTAATTTAGCAACTAGGTCAGGTGGTTTTTACGGTAAATCCGCTTCTCAGGCTGGGGCCTTCTATACGGGCTTAGGCGAAGGGAAACAAAGTGCCCTGCTAAGGTCCGCAGGGATGCAAGCCGCTCAGGGACAAGACGCTTTCTCACGTAGCTTCGCATACGGTGGTCTTGCTCATAAACTGAACGAAGTGAGACTCGGTGAAGCGATGGACAGACAGTACGGACAAGAACACAAATTAGCGTCTGGGCTGTCATTAGGTATGTCGAAATGGGGTCAGGAAAAAAGCGCAGAACTTGCTGAAAAGATCGCCCAAATTCAAGCTCAAGGAAATGCTCAAAGCTCGAACACCAGCGGAAATAGGAAGAGCTTCCTTGGATCTCTTGCAGGTGGTGCTGTTGGTTTCTGGCTTGGGAAAGGCAACCCCTACGCCACGATGACTGGTGCAAACTGGGGTAGTGAATTCGGTAAAGGCTGGCTCCCGTAAGTGAATAAAATACTGCATAACAATAAAAGGTAAATATGGCTGTACAGTTTAGGAATCTTAGAGGGAACCCGTATTCTGGGTTGGTGAGCGCAGGGGCACAAGCCTTTGGGAGGGTTGGGCAAGCCTATATGGATTATGGTCAAGCGAGGTTCAAACGGAACATGCTTGACGCACAGGAAGAGCAACGCCGTAGAGAACGTGAGGATAAGCGTTATAACAGTATGATCGACTCAACGATCAAGGGCGTTGGGATGGCGATGCAGTACGACATAGAGCAGGACAAGATTGCACAAGATAACGCTTTTAAACGCCTACAGTTGGAGGATTCCAGCTTTAAAATCCTATCGAGGAGCCTCAAGCCCAACGCAGTCAGAAAGCTTGTATCAGAGAGGAACAAGTATATCGATAAAATCTCTAAAGGAGAGGATGTAGATTTCGGGGAAGGCTCCTTTTACGGGCAGGAACTTACAGATGACGACTTTATTGATTCGACAAGAATGACCCCAGACAGGCTCTCCAAACTGTCTACAGCGTTCAAGAATATATACAAACCCATCAATGATCGTAATCAAGAAATAGAGGAAGAGTTCCTTAAGAAGTGGGGTAAACAAGAATTATTCGGTGAGGACTCCACCCACAGGGCTTATTCTTATCCCGAACTTCAGTCAATGATGGAGGATAAGGAGGGAAAAAAGAAATCCATACCAGACTTCTATTTTGCAGATGATTCTAGGGAGATGCTTTTATCCGAAGCTGAAATTGACGCAAAGTACCAGAAGTATTTAAAGGATAAGGGTCATCAAGAAATCACTTGGGAAGGATTCCTTAATCAGTATGGCGGTGGAGGCAAAGGTCAGTTCAGGGGGGTATTTGCGGACGAAACCCCGACAAGAGCCCTCTCTGAAGAGTCGCAATCAGAAGAGATCGAAGAGGTTCGGAAAGCAGATGAACGAATAGCAAAAAATACTACTCCTGCTAAAGAAGGATGGGCAAAACCAGAAGAATCTTACAAGACATTGTTTACAGGGGAAGTGGAGTCGATTTTAGGGACAAACCAGCCGACATTATCAAGAACACCAACGGATGACCAAACTGACAGTAGTAACGCAGAAGTTGTATCCCTGCCTGCTGATTCTTTAGCGTCTAATGATACTGGCATGTTTGCTATGGAGGATTCCCCATTCGTAGATGGAACTGCTCTGGATGCTGTTCCCAAGGAAGCTGGAGAGGTAACCAGCTCCGAACCACTCGCAAAGTATGACAGAAAGAAAGGCATCTTTGTAACCCCGATGATTACTGGGGATATCCCTGCATCTAAAGCAGACGTAGATGCGCAATTCAAGGAGGATACTGCTGTTGTAACAATGCCTGAATTTTACGAAACCTACGAAAAGCAGTACGGGGAGATACCAGAATATGTGGTTCAGGCCAGACAAGACCAAGACGAAAAATCACTACTCGCTAAATTGAGTAACGAAAGGGCTTATAAGAATTTTTACAAAGAACAAGAAAGGCAAGACCGAATTACTAAAGAAGAGAAGATTGATTCAGGAAGAGCTGGGTTTACCTTATCTGATGAGGAATTGGCTGTTAAAGAAGCAGAGGAGAAAGAACATGCTGAGACATTCGCAATAACGTCTAAGTTAGCCGTAAAAGATATTGAGTCACGAGATAGTTTTCAGGGTTATGTTTACAATCCAGACGGGACTAAAGATGCAATCTTTGATAATGATTTTGTCAAAAGTCCCCGAATAGCTGGTAGTTATGAAGATGAAGATGTTTTCTCCAGCTTAACTGAATTTAAAAACAAATATGCAGAATACTTTGAGCAAAAATCTGATAGCGGATTATCCCCTGCTGAGCATAAACAGAGGGCTTTTACAAACCGCATTATTGATATTTACAGTAGTGCTACTGGGAGTGATGATGCTAAAAAAAAATTTACTGCAGACCAAATACAAAAGCAGGCTACGGATCACAAAATGTCACAAATGTCTGGTAGTGGTCAGAGCGGGTTGATGGCTGGGATAGAATCCAAATCCTTTGGGGAGGATATTAGATCCAAGGCTATATTAGAACTCAATAGACTAACAAAACCCTTCCCAGATAACCCAACAAAAATTTCAGGAGTAAAAGGGCCAAAGAATTTACTAGAAGCAAGAATCCAGCAAAGGTATGAAGATGAACAAGAAACTCCACTAACGCTTGGTACTTTTACCCCACAAGAGGGTAAATTCTTTTTAGAAAATGTCGCCGAGGGGAGGGGTATGGATGAAGAGGAGACTGATGAATTTGTTAATGATAAAATGGCGCAAAGACTCGCCTCTTGGTTGGACCCTAAGCATAAAGCTATGGTAGATAAGGTTAAGCTGGGTGCAGTGAAGTTTTATAATAACATAGACACCAAAAAAGAGGTCAAAAACTTAGGTACAGTTTCCCCCGAAGAGATGGACGAATTGGTTGTCAGAGCTTCTTCGGTATATGGGGTAGACGCTAAAATATTAAGAACAATCATAGACTCAGAATCAAATAGAAGAGGGCATAATGGGAAAGGTTACGATACTTTATATGTAAAAAAAGGCGACCAAAAGGACGGATCTGATTCATTTGGTGTTGGACAGTTTGGGATAGGAGCATATCGACAACTGGAAAAAACAGCAGGCACACAAGGGATGATGTGGAACATGATCAAAAATGGTGACGCAAAATCCCAAATAAATGCTGTTGCGATGTATGTTAAAAATTACATCCAGCCTTTGTTAAAAAAATACAGGAAAGACCCAAACAGTCCAATAGAGGTTGGTATGGTCTACAAAGGTGGCTATAGGTTTGATAGGAGGGGGAATGCAACTATATCGGAAACTGCAAAAAAGGGAAAGTATCTCAAAAAATTAGCTATGTTTCTTAGGGCCGTTGAAGGTAGAGCGAGAGGATTAAAAGCATCCCCATAATTACTTACTTGTTTACATATGGCTGATTCATATCTCAGAAAGAGACTAGACAGTCTCCCAATGGGCAACCGCCCTTGGTCTGCATACACAATACGATCTAACTATATAAATAAGCTTCTAGATGACGCTGGTATTCAAGAAGAAGAGCGCAGAAGGTTAATTAAAGAGGAATACATCGGGTTTGAACCACCAGATGTGGACCGTAGCAACACTGTAGGGGGATGGTGGGATCGTACTGTAACCGATATGGGTTACAACACTGCGATTCAGTTCAACCAGATACGTCAGGTTGCGAATGACCTTCTGCAGGACCCGCAGGAGCGTGATGAAATATTCAGATACATCACGACACTCAAGGGAGAGCAGGTTCAGATCCCTGCTGAACAATCAACCCTCGGACGAGTAAGCAGGGATGTTATAGCAAGCTCCCCTACCACTCTTGCCCCAATGGTTGTCGGTACGGCTCTTGGGATGATTCCGGGGGTCAACATTGTATCGGGGACTCTTCTGACATTGGGTGTAAACCCTATATTGGAGGGTGCATCTGCATATGATGAGAACCGAAGAAACGAAGAGATTGATGCAAGGCTTAGGGATATATACGGAGATAATCAGAAAGCTATCGATGATGCTAAACTTGTTGTAGCAAGAGAAGCTGGGCAGGCAATTGCCAGCCAGAATGTTCTATCCCCTACAAACTTGCTCACAGCTATTGCTTCCCAAACCCCTATGGGTCGTATTGGGAAGGCATTCCTATTTAGAACCCCAACAACAAAAGTAGGGAAAGCACTCCCTAATGTCAGAGATGTAGCGATACGTGGTGGTGCTGTAGCAGGTGCAGAGGGTATTGAAGAAGGAGCGCAGGACTTTCTACAACAAGCTGAGACAGCATACCAGATACAAAAACTTGAGACAGATCCAGAGGGTGAAGCCCCAGACAGGTTTAATGCCAGCATTATTAAGGATATAGACTACGGAAGCGTCTTATATTCTGGAGGTCTGGGTGCTATTTCAGGTGGCGCATTCGGGACGGTAAGGGCTGGTGTTAATAGAATGCGTGATCTGCCCAGAGAGAACATACGGCAGGAGATAAGAGATGCGATTGAATCGGGGAACCTATCTCAGTTCGAGGCGATCAGAAGCAGATATAACTTGGGTACAGCGGAGCGTGTGGTCGTTGAGCAGGAGATTAAAGACATTAATGAGGGAGTCGTCACAGACTATAGGGTTGATAAAGATAAGACTCGTTATCAACTACGAACAAGTCTCGGGAAGGCTATGGCAGAAGGCCAGCAAGCGGTTGAGCAGTGGATCAAAATGCATCGTGACAATCCTCTCGCATCCGATGCAATGGATTCGCTTATGTCTGACCTCGATGCACGAAGGAGTATGCAGGAGGATTCGGCACGAGTTGCTACACCATTCTATCCGCCAGCAGTCTCGCCAAGAGACTTCCGAATGGGAGAAGAAACCGAAGCCGAACAAGGCTTTGATGCGCCTGCTGAGAGAACCAGACGAAGAGCGGAAGCGGATCTCGGTAGCACTGCTGAAGAAGTTATGGGCGAATCTGCCAGAGTCAGAACAGGAACAGAACTCCCGTACCCAGATGCCTACAAACAAGTTGTCCCATACGAAGGATTCCAAACAGTAGGGGAACCCTACACTCCACAAGATCGAGCTACACGAACGGCTCGACAGAGGGGACCTGAAGCAAGGCAATCCCCAGAAACAGAGGCAGAGTTCTTCCCACCGACTATAACGGAAGATACTACAGTAGACACCAACGAGCTAAGAAGACAGCAAAGGCAACAGCAGGAGAGAGAGCAAGAGAGCGCAGAAGGGGCATTACGAAGGATAGAGGCAGACCTACTCAGAGATGAGTATGACAATGACCAGTCCTTCAGAAATTATGTTAACAACCTAATTAAGAAAAGGAGGTCAGGTGATGTACGGCAAGACGATGAAACCAAAGAGCAAACCCAGAAAGATGACGGGCAAAAAGCCGATGCGGAAGAAGTATTAAAACCCAAGTCACAGCGGAAGGCTAAGCCAGCTCAGAAGGCCAAAGCAGGTCAGACTGGTCAGAAGGCTGAACAACCATCTGCAAAACCTAGAACCAAAAAGAAAGAGGGGCAGGAGCAACCATCTGCCCAGCAAGAAAAGTTGGTTGCTTTTGCTACAGATAAAAAGAAACAAAAAGCCCAAAAGGAGGGAGAGGCTGAGAAAGAAGCAAAAGAATGGCAAAGAAGAGCAAGAGAACAGCAAGGCAAGGACGGAAGCGAAGAAGTTCTGAGGAAAAAAATCGGACAGAAAGCGCCCTCACCTACACCTAAAGCTAAACCTGCTACCGCACCTAAAGCTAAACCCGCACCTGTACAAGAACCTGCACCACCACCGTCCCCAGAGGGCAGGCCCCTAGCAGGCCCCCTGCAAGAACGTGCTGATAAAGTAAAAAGAAACCCGAACATCTCTCGTTTTGACATGCAGAGAGATGATGATGGCAATATTACTGAAACCACCTTCCACGACAACAAAGGACCCATAGACAAGTTCACACGAGCTGAACTTGAACAGGAACAGATGATCACCAAGATTGGTGATAAAGAAACCATCACTCTTACAAAGAAACCCCCTGCATCTGAGACAAAACCTGCGGAAGAAACTGTACAAGAGCCAGCACAAGAGACTGCAAAGCCGAAACAGCCAACCAAAAAGAAGAAACCCGCACAGGCTGAGGAGCAAGATGATACTAAGAGAGCAACTGCTGAGGAAGATACTGCTAAAAAGACAGAAGAGCCAACCCCAGAAGCTAAAAAGCAAGACGCAAAACCCAGAAGAACTAGAAAGAAGGAACCTAGCCCACCAAAGGAACCTGAAAAGCCTGCTGAAACAAAAGTAGAGGAAGAGGTAAAAAAGGAAGACGGTAAGTCTGATCTGAAGGGGTGGGAGAAGAATATTAGACAGATCAGAAAAAAGATCGCTTCTTTGTATCAGGCAAAAGGCGTTCGCCCAGTAGAAATGAGACTGGAGAATGGACTGGTCAGTCCTGTTGCGGAGGTAAACGGGAGGACTGTTGTTTTACTTGAGATAAATCAAGACATCTATGGTGGTAAGTCGAAGAAAAACTTCAGTATAGTTGTTCCGTTCTATCTATCCAGTGGTATGGGTGGGAAAAAGAATGTTAAGTCTGGGCAGTTCTACCCGATCCTTGGGATATCAAACGAAGGTTGGTTCAACAAAGGAACTCAAGCAGAGATTAATGCTTATTACAACAGCCCTGCCTTAAAACAGATTGCTGAATTACTGAATGACACAGCAAATAAAAACAAGCTGACTGATGTTATAGCACCGCAAGTCGATACAGACTCTGGTGTAAAGGCACTATCAAAACTGTTTGCCAAGGGGTTAGGGTTTGGACCAGTGTCTAATGGCAAAAAAGATACTCGTGCTAATCTGAAGAAAAATATTGAAAAACTAAGATCTATAATAGACCCAGTAGTAGATAAGCTTCCCCCTAAAAAATCAGCAGGCGGTATAGATGCAGGGAAAAAGAAAAAGGAAGTAAAGGCTGAAGAACCGAAAGCGAAGGAGAAGGCCCCACCCAAAGCCAGCACCAGACCAAAGAAAAGAATAGTACCTGCCAAAACAACAGAGAAGAAAGCAGACCCATCAAGACTGCAAGACACTGACGAACAGGTAACAGAAAAAACGACTGGGTTTACCGAAGAAGGTGAAGCAGAGGTAGCAGTACAACAAGTTGAGACACAGTTCGATGAGACTGCTGACAACAGGCTGGTTGTCTTTAAAGATGACGATGGCAAGCAACAGAATATCTTCGGGCTCACTAACAATAAACAAGTATCTGCACTCAAGAACGCTAGGAATGATGGTGTTGTGAGAACCGTTGAGGACATCAAGAACCTCACGATGCAGAAGGGAACAGAAAAGAGAGCAGAAGACTATATTGCCTACAATAAAAAGAAAGGTAAATCCGTTGACCTGCCCCCTACTGTAGCCGAAAAGATTATTGATTATGCAGACAAAGAATTAGGTGTTCGCATCCCCGTTATAGGGATACAAGACGAGAAGCTTGAGTTCACATATGGCGATGAATACATAGGGAATATATTCAGAAACTATCTCGGCGTGAATTCCTTAACCGATCTGGTGAGGGTAGGGAAGCTTGAAAACGAAGTCCTAGATATCGTCAAGGTCGCAAGCTTCCAGCAAAACGGTCAGCCATCTTTATCTTCCATAACAAGAAAAGACTACCCAGTAAAAGGTTCCCCAGCCTTTGCTGAGTTTGAAGACATGATCAAGGACATCAAAGAAATTGGTGTTCGTGATGCCTACATAGACATCAATACTGGGGTATTCGGGAGGAGCGAATACGACAAGTTTCTCCCAGATGACTTCATCGAGAGAATCACACCTAAAGATATCCCTGTCATGCAGACTTCGGATGCGGGGACAAGAACACTGAATATTGTTCTTACAAAGCAGGACAAGTTTCAGGGTGTGAACAACAACCAGCCAGTCGATGTAATCTACAAAATCAACTTTAAACCTGAAGGCGGTAAAGCCATCAAGACGAAGAAGTTGCAGGAGTTTGCCAAGGCTCTTATTCAGCCTTCATTCAGAACCCAAGCAGATATTGACGTAAGGAAGCTAAGCCAAGCACCTGTGCAGGATGTCGGGAGGGGCATTCCATCAGCAGTAGTAGTGCAGGAACTAGCACGTTTCACTCAGCGTTTTGTTGGGGCAAGGATGCTCAAATATAAGGTATTCGATTCCATTGAGGACGCAAAGCAGGCTGGGTATGACATCGACCTACGTGCCAGAGGTGCGCTCATTGATGACAATACCGTACTTCTGATCTCGGAAAACATACGTGACCAGAACACTGCCAGAGCAATCCTGTTCCACGAGAGTATTGGGCATTACGGTATCAAGCAGTTTCTCGGAGAGCGAAGTTTCAACCAACTTTTAGATGAAATAATTAGTAAAAGAAAACTTGATGTCAGAAGAAAAGCAAAAGAACTAGGCGTAAGCGAACGCATAGCCACTGAAGAGCTAATAGCTGAAATTGCGGAGGGGAGAGCAAACCAGAATGTAGCTCAACGAATACTCCAGATCATTAAAGATTTCTTCTCCAGAGTCTTCGGCAGGGAAATGTCGGATGCAGAGATCCGCAACCTTGTCATACAAGCTGAGAAGAAGTTTAGAGACAACCCCAGAGTGGCATCAGACCCACGTTATGATGCCACATTCACACCTAAACCGATTACAGAAGAGCAGGCTTCAACCATCTTCCCAGAAGCAAACAGTATCCGTTACTCACTCGGAACATCCTCAGCTAGGCTTTCAAACAAAGAGTCACTGAACTTGGAAGTAGCCAGAGAAAAGCTCTCTGACTACATGAGAACCCAGCTCAATGGGAAGTTTATACAGCCATATGAGTGGGATACAGATTCTGCAAGAAACAGTATATCCCGAAAGGATATGATTAAAGCGTCTGACTGGTCAAGGAAGAACAGAGGAATGCTCGGTGGTTGGTATATGCTACGTGATGGAGGGTGGAGATTTGAGATCCCAGACTACGACAAAGATGGGGCCCCTGTCTTACTAATTAATAAGAATTTTCTGAACAAAAGTTTGGAAAAAGAATTTGAACCAGTAAATAAGTCTGTAGAAGATTTACTACAGTTGCATCGCACTGGGGAGATGAGTAAGTACAAGGATGAGATAGACGATTACGAGCTGATGAAGTTCAACGCTCGTGATGGGGAGTTCGAGCTTCTGGATATCATACGCCACAAAGAGTTAGAGCAAAGATTCCCTGAAATCATGATGAACCATCGTGTTGTGTTCCGAACAGACATACTGGGTCTGGGTGCATACGATGAGTTAGGTCAGACGATCTACGTCAACCCAAAACTGGTTCATGTAGGCCCTAAGTCTCAATTCGATGACAGCTTGAGAAGCGTCATACTTCATGAGCTAACGCATGCAATACAGGACTTTAGTGGTTTTGCTATGGGGGCAAGCGGAAAGGGTAACTATGACCCGTTTGACCACAAAAGAGCTGATGCTTTAACACACGCATATACGCAAGACTGGCAACAGCTTAATGCGATAATAGATACATCGGATCAGATTACGTTAGGTGAGGTTGTATACAGACATTTTCAAAGCACAATACGGGCAAAGAAGTCCCCAAGCAAAGTATTACGTGATGCCTACGAAAATATATTGTACAGGAACCCAAGGTTCCTCAGTTACTTCTCTATGGAGTCTAAGTTCTTAGACGAAACAATTACAAACCTGTACGAAAATATTGAAAAAACCAGTGATGGATATACTGTAAAAATTAAAGCAGAGAAAGGGCAACCCAGCGAATACTATTTTGATAATGATGTAGACGTTAAAAATTTACTTGATGACTTCTTTACAGAAGCTGAGCAGGCAAGGCTTGATTTAAAGTTACTGATGCCGAACATGTTTAAACCGTTTGCACAGTATCAAAGAAACCTTGGCGAGATGGAAGCTCGTGACCAACAGTATCGCTTCGAGGAAAGTAATATTCTTGAGTTAAACAAACCGAAAAATGCTCCACTAAACTTTGTGTATGAGAGAGAAAGCATACGGAGTCAGGATGATGCGATTCTTGTCTTTCTGGATGAGCAGTTTGGCGCACTTACAAAAGAATACACCCCAGAGATGCGTAAGGTCCGCTATAGCATAGCCCCAGACGCTGACCGTCCAATCATCTCACGCAGGCAACAAGACTCGACCGCACCTAGCTGGATGTCAGCGGAGCAGGCAAGCGTATTTAATATACCTCAGTTCGGAAACCCGCTTGCAGGGCAGACGCTCAAGAACAAGCTTGAGTTCATGTTTCATGACATAGGAATGAAACTTAGACAGGGGGTATTCGACAAGTTTGCATCACTCAAGAGATTGAGCGTCAAAGCATATATCCTAGCAAGAATGTCCAACTCTTCAGATGGTCCGCTGGATGCTCTGTTCAGATACGGAACCATCAGTATGGATGAGGATGGAGCTATAACCGTAGACCCAGACAGCAAGAGTCTGGTCGAAGCGTTAAGCCCTCTAGGGAATGATCTCGATGTGTTCCTGCGTTGGATTGCTTCACAACGTCACAGAGACTTGAAGAATGACCCAAAGACCCCACGTGATGCCTTAAAGTTCCTCTCTGACGAAGAAATGGAGACTGCTCTTACGTTCAACCAAGGACAGACAATAAATGCTCTGACGGGAGAATCTGTATCACGTGAGAAGTTGTTTGACGATGTTTACAAAGACTTTAAAGCAATACAGAACTCAGTCACAGAGATCGCCAGAAAGTCTGGGCTTATCGATGATGAGACAGCAAAGATATGGGAGAACCAATTCTATGTACCGTTCTACAGATTGCTTGAGGAAGACAATCAATCGGGTTCAGGGCCAAGAACACTGAGTGGTCTTGTCAATCAAAAGGCCTACCAGAAGCTGAAAGGGTCTGATAAACATTTGGGTGATCTGCTTCAGAACACGTTGATGAACTGGAACCATCTGATCAGCGCATCTCTGAAGAACAACGCTGGGAAAGAAGCAATCAAAGAGATGAAAAATCTCCCCACCCCGATGGCGGTGGGACCTGAAGACTTCCCAGCAAAAAGGATGTTTGATCAAGAGATCGTCCCAGACGGGGGACAAATTGTCCACGTGATGGAAGGGGGCAAAAGACAATACTATTACATTGAAGATCCGCTCTATCTCGAATCTTTGCAGGCCCTTAACCAAGTCGGCAGAGACAATCCTTTCTTCAACATAATGAGGGGAACAAAGCGGTGGTTCACCTATTCTGTAACTTTCAGTCCTGAATTTAAGATTGCCAACCTTATAAGAGACTCGATTAACTCTGTAGCTGTAACTGGGACAAGCCTTAACCCATTTGCAAACATCTACAACGGTTGGAAGGGAACTGAAAAGGATGCTAAGACACAGGCGTATCTGACAGCAGGTGGGGGGATGTTCCAGTTCGGCGCTATGAACGGGGCAGATCCAGATATCGCCAAGAGAATGATTCAGGCCGGTATCAACAAAGAGTTTGTTCTCGACTCTCCAGAGGGATTCTCAAACTTCAACAGGTTGCAGAAGGTGGCTTTTCAGGCTGGCAAAAGGCTTTGGGGAGCAACCATTGATAAGTATGACAAGCTAGGCAACAGACTGGAGAACGTAAACAGAGTCGCACTTTACGATAGACTCAGAGAGCAGGGTATGTCCCATCTCGAAGCAAGTTACAACGCAAGGGATCTGATGGACTTCAGCTCGACTGGGAGCTTTGGGGTGATTCAGTATCTTGCCAGCTTCAGCCCGTTCTTGAATGCAAGGTTACAGGGTTTGTACAAGTTAGGTCGTGCGTATGCTGACCCATCGCAGAGGATGAGGTTAATTACAACGCTGGGAGGATATGTGATGGCTTCAACTGCGTTGTACCTAATGTACAAAGACGACCCAGACTTTGAATCAAGAGAAGAATGGGACAGGGATACATACCATTGGTTTAAGATGCCATTCACTGATGTTGCTTTCCGCATCCCGAAAGCATTCGAGCTTGGGGTCATAGCTACATTAGTGGAAAGAGGAGTAGAACAGTTCGCTGATGATGAGGTACACGGGAAGCTGTTTGCTGATCGACTACTGCATGCTCTGGAAGGGACACTTGCATTTGATGTACGTCCTGCTCTCTTCCGTCCGTTTATGGATATCTACTCGAACAAAAACCCATTTACAGATCGTCCGATTGAATCAATATCAATGCAGAACCTGTCCCCAGAAGAAAGGCGTAATGCCTACACCAGTGAGTTCTCAACTCTGCTTTCACAGTCGGTACACTCTGTCATACCTTGGGATGCAGTCACCTACTCACCAGTGCAGATACAGTATCTTGTGAATGGTTTTGGGGGGTGGATTGGGGCGAATGTTCTGGCGGGTGCAGATGCTATCACTAGAGTGGCGCAAGGCAAGACAGCCCTACCAACTGGGTTCCAGATCACAAGAGCACCTATTGTTAAAAGGTTTGTAGACGATCCAGAAAGAAGGGTTAACTCTAGGTTCAATACGCAGTTCTACTATATGAGCCGAGAGATGAACCGAGTATTCAGTGATATGCGTGAGCTGAGGGAATTGGGTGAGATCGAGAGGGCACAGTCGATACAAGAGAAGAAGAAATTGATGCTTCAGTATCGCAAGGGTTTTAATCGCATACAGAGAAGAGCTTCGGAGATTAACAACGAGATAGCACGAATCAGATCAGATCCGAATATAGATACAGACCTGAAAGACATGAGAACCAACCGTCTGACTCAGATGAGAAACGCTATGCTGAGAGCTGTAGTGGAGTCAACCCCACCAGAGATTAGGTATTAACCAGCTCCGTTACTGGGGTTTTGTCCAGAAGAAGGACAGTAGGGATACGGGGTTTGACGGCATTCTCGCCCCGCATCCTTGACCAGAGCGAGACACTGTTGTTGCGATCAGTGTCCACCAACATAGTCTCATAACCATTCGTGCTAAGCAATACAGAAAGGTTAGAAGAAAGCGTGGATTTACCAGTACCGCCCTTGGTGCTACCTACAGTAATAATAGACATGATAACAGATGTTATCATATCATATCACTTCAACTCAATAATTTTATCTGGTAATGTGCTTCAGAGATGAAGCCTTGAATGTCAGACTCACGAATGTAACGACCCCAGTCCTTCCTTACTGGGATGGATTTGAGGTAGCCACGGAGACAAGCTATGGGGTCGTTGTTCCGTTCGGCACACAACTCTGGAATCTGACGGATGAACATCATCTCGTCAGCAGGCCACCAGCCTTTTCCATATGTGCCTTCTTTTTTCATAGTGCAGGATAGTTTATGTAATCAAGAGCAGACTCACGGGGAATCTCGTACCCTACTTCCTGCCCACTAAGACCCCCGTGGCCTGCCCTAGCAAATCCGGTGACGGGCACTTTGACATCCGCTGTCAGCCCCAGCTCTTCACTGAGCTTCTCGATAACCCCACCACCTTCAAGAAACCGATTGACTGCCTCTTGAACCTCAGAACGAGATGGGTTGAAAATATTCCCCTTCTTCGCATTCACTTCCCCAGTGGTACGATTACGAAAAATAATTCCCTTCCCTCTCGGCTTATTCATAAGGGATATCATCGGTTTCTTGTTTAGGGAACTCGCTCAGATAGATATTCTGAATCTTGAACGAGTAGAAGGTTCGATTAACACCATCGATTTCTTTCTTGTTGGTACGGTATGTACAATGAACCGAAACAACATCACCCTTACTGACTTTGCGGATACGGTTGCCGACAGAGCTTTCACCCTGCTCCCAGAATTCTAAATCAGCCCAACTGGTGTTGCTGTCCCAAGTTCCGTCTTGGTTTCTTCTCGGAGAATCAATCGCCAAAGAGAACTTCAACACAGTATTCTCGCCGACTGAGATCGCTTCAGGGTCTTTCCCAGCCCTTCCGCTAAATACGCACATGTTTTGACATAACATAAGATTGCTCTGGTTTTAAGTTGAAACAAGAGCAGGGGTTCATGATTCCCCCTGCTCTCGTAGAGGATGTAGCATATGACTTAACCTGCGAGTGTTTGATTATACTGCCACCTCTCGCTGGGCAGTCTCTGTTGCCAGAAATGATTTCAAGTCGAGATCATCATCCAGCAGAGAATCGACAGGGATGCCCCAAAGAGAAGACATCCTCTTAAGGTTCCCAGTTGAGGGTGTACGTTTCCCGTTTCTCCAGTGAGAAATAGACACACGTGACACCTTTAGTAAGTCAGAGAGATCCTGAATCGTCAGACCTTTCTCAGACATGATTAATGTTAATTTTGATCGGAAGGTCATTTCATTTTTTTATTTAAAATCTTTGTAACCAATTTTGTTATCCTTCTTCGTTCTATAATTGTAGACGTTCAGGATGGCTTCGATGTACAGGCTCGTTGTAGGTTCTTCTCGAATGAAGCTCACGTATCTTCTTAGTTTATTCATGAAGTGCTGATGGTTGTATTTCTCATGACGAGAAACAGACACCCAAGCATTCTGATAAGAAGCATAAGAAGCTGTCTTTGCGGAGATGGATCTGACTTCTCGGAGCATCTTCGCTCTCTTGAAAGCATCACCCCAACTGGCAACCTTCATTTTTTTGTCACGCATCTTTACTACAGTTGAGCTACGATCTCTTGTTGACGTACCTTCAGCCAGTGGCACTGCTACAGTCAAACGCAGATCAAATTCGATCATCAAGCCTCTCAGCTTAATGAAGTCATCGTCACCACTGTCGGCGTGGTACTCTGCCCAATCGTTGCTAGTCCAACGCTTAACAACGGATGTTGCTTTTGCGTATTTGTACAAATCAGCATCGGGGACCACTTTATAGAAAAGAGGAATGCCAAGTTCCTTCGCTGAGACGAACCTGTGATGCCCGTCCACGATATTCATCGCTTCGTTTACAATAATGGGCTGACTCTGCATAAAACCAGACTCCTTCATGCTCTTCTTGAGAGAAGAGATATGAGAGTTGGCTATGCCTTCCCCCAGCCTATTTGCAGTATCTGGGAAGATGTCAAATTGATCTGGGGTGAGAACAAAGACCTGCTCTTTGATTCTTTTTTTAGAACCACTGCCATTGTAATTTCTACGCCCATCTGTCTCTAAGATTCCACCAACTGATGTGCGTATCTGCGTTTGTGTTCCCATAAATTTCGCTCTAGTTAGGGTTTTTCGATTCAGGTTGATGAGGGACGTACCCGATATTGCCGTCTTCATCCGTAACCTCATCCACCCTGTCAATGGAGAAATACTTACCGTAAAGTTTTGCTTCCCCAAAGTCCTGAATAGCAGTCTCAGGTGTGTAAGACTTCACCAAAACGGTAATAGCGTATAAATTCCGCTCACCTGCATTAGGCATCTTTATTTCAAATGCCTTATCTACTGTTCTTATCCTAGACATACTATAATGTTAACAAGTAAGTATTAATTGTCAACAACTAATGTAAACAAGTAAGCAAACATTATCACAAGGGCTATCCCGTACATCCCTAAAACGAGATGTACCAAGGCCAGAAAAGCTACTTTCATGCTAAATCTGCGAACATTGTGTATTCTTTAACGAATGCCATTTTGGTAGTACCTATACCACCAAAGCGGTTCTTCGCTAGGTTGACTTCTGCCGTACCCTTATCGTTCGTATCGTGATTGTAGGCTTCATCCCGATACAGTAAAAAGATTCGTGATGCAGATTCTTCGATCTTCCCAGATTCGGATAGGTCACTCATCACTGGTTTTCTTGTCGCTCGACTCTCCACGCCTCGATTGATCTGACTCAGAACACAAATATTGATCTGCATCCGCTTGGCTAGATCAGCTAGGTCGTCACATATCTCACCAACTTCAAGATACCTCGCATCACGCTGGGGGACCTTAACCCGCTGTATATAATCCAACACCACAAACTGAACGCCATACCTGCGAACATGACTGCGGATACTGTTCAGACATTCAAACAGCGTTCTGCTGGTGTCGTCTATATAGACAGGCAACTCGCTCAGCTCTTTATTCTTCGAAAAAATTTCAGTCCAGTCGTCCTTATTAAGGTCCTGCTGAGAAAGCTTTGATTCTGGAATTCTGCAATACCCAGAGAGAATCTTTCTGACGATCTGGGGTTCTGGCATCTCGATGGATAGCATCAAGCAGGGTATCTGCTGACTTGCCACGTTGGTCATTAGGCTGGTGGCAAAGCTGGTTTTACCCATCCCAGTCCGTCCAGCAACCACATCAAGCTGGCCCAACTGTAGGCCCCCATCCAGCCATTTATCTATAGACTTCCATTTTGTGGGAATGCGCTTCGACTCGCTCGCCAATGCAGGATTATCAAGCACCTGCACTAGATTAAGAAAGCCTTCGTGGAAACTGGAAGACCTTCTGACCCCGTTCTCTGATAGATTGTCGAGCCTTTTCTGAGCTATCTGCAACAGCTCATCGGGCTCACCACCAGCGTATATCTGCTCACCTAAAAATGTCCCCAACTCCACAAGTCTCCTACCTGAAGCCCCAGTCTTAACATCTAGAGCGTATTGGTTAACAAGTTCAGGGTCATTCTGACTAAAAAGGGTCAGACCTTCAATGTAATCCTGCTTTATCTGCTTACCCTTGAGTCTTGAAGATATGGTTGTTGCATCGATTGGGACATCCTGTGCGTTCATCGCAATGATGGATTCCCAGATAAAACGGTTGGATTCAGACTCGAAATCGTCAGCTCTTATAAGGGAGTAAACTCCCTCGATTAAATCTGGATCAGCTATTAATGATCCGAGAAGTGCTTTCTCCGATCTTCGGTTCTGATCCAGTATCGATATCGGGTCCGATATTCCAGATGATTGTTTGGTCATGTGTTGTGTATATTTCCGTCCTTGGTGACGGACTCCGTTTTGCGAGTTCATAACTTTTCTTAAAGGCTTCCTCAAATTTCTTATCTCTCAACCTGTCTAGGGTCGTACCCAAATACGGGTCAGAGCCCTTAAGTCTCACCAAGGCTTCAGCCATATACTGATCGCCTTGGATAACAATCTTAGAATCACCGTTCAAAATGTTCCCCAGCATCGGGGAGTTCATCAGCTTCCAGAACGCTATTGAGGGGTGATCCTTCTGCTGAAATTCAGTATCAAGATAACGAGCTTCTTTGGCATTCCACCAAGTCGCTCCGTTCTTCTTCCATTGTGGCGGGTTCTTACTCTCACACATCGCTACATAGGCGATAGTGCCCTGCATAACACGATCTCTGCCGTGTTTCGAGACAGCCTTCACCCAAGACTTGTATGCAGGTTTCTTCTGGCCTACCTTGTCTCTGCTCTTACCGCAGTAGACTTTCCAGTCTTCGTCAAACTCTTTCGGGTAGCCCTCTTCAACCTCAACTGTAGGGATCTCTACGCTTGTCCCCAGATACCCTTTCGGTTTTTTGAAGAGTTCATGCTCAAGGTTGAAAGTAATCGTACTGACCTTCCTAAAACCTCGCTCACCTTTAATAGCGCCAGCGTAAGTTGAAACTGTAAGGATATTATCCTTTTCAAGATTCTTAAGCGCAGTCCGAACCTGCTGTCTGGTTAAACCGCATTCGACTTGTATCTGCTGAATAGTAGTAGGGCAAACCCCTGTTTTGTAATCATAAATCTGCATCAGATACATCAGTGGAGATCCTTTAACAACGAGACTGAAAAGGGGAGACTCCCGATCCAGTCTTGTCATAAAAATATATCCTCTGTTTTGCTTTTCTGTTGACAATGGTTCTTGATGAGTTCGAGAACGAGTTTAATGACGGCTCCCCTTGGAAGCAACGGCCTGCCGAGCTGATCGCTGGCAGACCCGCAGGACGTTAGCCCATCTCTTCCATTTTCTTCCGAGCAAGGTCAGCAACAGCTTCGCTGGTCTTGCTTGTCTCCATCCTAGTAATCTTCTCCTTTGTGTGTTTCAGCATCTCCCGCACAACAGAGTCAGCCTCATCGGTTAATTCAAGCAACTTCTTGTCTTTGTTCAATATATCGACAAGAAACTTTCTGGCCTGCTTGCCTTCTTCCAAACTATAGGTGTCTGTTTCACAGAATTCAGCCAGTGTAGCTGATGCGTTTGACAACCGTTCAATTGCCTGCTCTTTTAAGGACAGCTTCTGATGCTCTTCCTTCTCAGCCTTCTTCGCTTTTTGTTTAGCCCGAAGCTCTTTGACTTCTTTGGCTGGGGATCCTTTTTCTTCAGAAACTGGTGCACCACCTAGAAAATCCGAATCACTGGCTTCCCTTACAGCATCCTTCACCTTGTCTGGCATCGGGATGCTGTTCTCACTCTTCGCATCAAGCTCAGACTTATCGGCTGATGCTTCGTTATCAATTCTTGGGTCATACGAATCAACTTCCTGTCCCTCGACAGGGATTTCGTAGAAGCTAAACATCCCATTCTTATAAGCATAAGAGTGGGCTTTCCCAGATGCCTTATCACCTTGATCAAAACCTTCCCCAATACATACATGTTCAACGTAATCACTCTTGTCGTCAGATGATGAGAACCGCATTACAAATAAGCATGTAATATGTGTATTATTACCCTGCTGGGCTACGTTGAAGTGATCGATCCTGTTGATGCTGAAATTAACACCGTACTTCGCATGAAGACTGGATACTGTAGCCATCGTGGAATCGACACCACGATACTTGTACTTCCCGCCAAAGTTGGTTTGGTTCGCCTTGGCGATACCTTGCTCGCACAGGTCACGTTTTACGTGAGCAATGCGCTGTTCAATTTTAAGATTACGCTCTGTCATAAATCTTAACTTGGTTTGAGGTTGAGGTTTTGATGTACTGTTCTGCAAGTGATGGGTGATCTGATTTGAATCGAGTTGAGTCGAATCGATTTGATTCGATTTGCCTGACTTCAAACCGTTTCTCACCTTCCCACGTGTACCCTGTCGCATCTTCCAAAGCCTTCATCAGCTCGTTCTCAAGATACTTGGCTTCCTCAGCCAAGTGCTTACTCTCTTTCTTGAGAGACTGGATGCGTTGGATGCGATTCTCTGTCTTCTCGTCAGCTTCTACGAACATGCCGTTACGATCCTTCGACTTCAGATAGACAGACAGGTGACTGGATGGGTCAGCAGGCGGGGAACCCCCTGTTACAAACAACTCCCGACACTTCACCAGATAATTTCGTATCTGCGTAATCGCTTCTTCGTTACGTTTGATCACGAAAATCTTCAGTTCATGTGGGATCTCACGCATGATCTCGCCAGCAGGGACGCCATCCTGCAAGTGACGAACTGCGTTGGGGATAGAATGACGGTTCTCCAGACATAGAACCGCATTGTAAACGCCATCAAGCTCGTCTACCATCATTTGATGTTGGCATTGAGTCTCGTAGGCGAGGCTTGTATCTGAAGAAAGGTGCGAACCTAGTTGTTTCTTTGTGCCAAAAGAGCTAGTCGTTTTGCATTCCATTGCCCACCTTCCTTCAGATTCGTCAGCCATATGAAAATCCTTCGAGCAGGTCAGCCACGTACCTGACCTTGCACCTAGATAATATGGACACTTGAACGCATCCATTTTCAGCATTTCGCATGCTTTTTCTGCCACCCATTTTTCCATTAGCTGTCCAAACTGGACTGACGCTACTTGAGACAGATCGTCCCATTGGCCTGTCCGCATCTGCTCAAAAACTTTAAGTGGCGAGCCGTATAGCCCCATTAACGAAGGTGTTAGGCTGGCACTAAAATGTCCCGCCTTGCCCCACTCGATTTTCTTTTCCGAGAATTCTTTCAAGCTCAGCTTGGAGCTTTGATACAAGATCTCCGCTTTCGGCTGGTAAGTTTTTGGTACTGGAATAATCATTGTCTGACTTCGTTGTAGGATGTTCAACTTTATTCAACAATGCAGGCTTCGTGTCTACATTTATAATATTTACTCCCAGCGTATCAATCTTCTCATGATCCTTCGTTGCCCTCTCTTTCATGCTGGGGTATTGATTCTCCCACTCTAAATCTCTGGCAAGGATCTCTTCGTTGGATAAGTGAATGAACTTGCATTCACGGGTTGCCTTCAGAAGAGACTCTTTAACTGGTTTGTGACTTCTCCACGGGTTGTGGATGTGTGTCCGTTTCATCCTTATATGCTAATATGATAACATATGTTTACATTAGAAACAAGTAATATTTACTTACTTTATTTTCGCACCAGCAGGATCAAACATATAGGTATAGTCACCAGACTCTGCTACAACAGCACCCTTCGGGTGTTGCCGACAGGATTGGATGATCTCCTTGACCTTCGCTTCGACAGGCTTCCCATTAAGGTCAAAGAGAACATCCTTTCCTATTCTAACACAGTCTACACCCAACTCGTTCAGCTTGTTTTCAAGCTCTCTTTTCATTTGGTTCATATATCTCCTTTTGGAAAGTGAAAGGTACTCATAATACCGAATCCTCATGAGAAAACAAGTAATCATTTATGTATTTTTTAGCCTCATCGACAGACTTGAACCAGCCTATCGTCTGGCTTGGGTATCCGTCCACCAGATGCTGGATAATGTAAGAGATAGAGCCATCCATCTCCATCTGAGACTGGATGACCCATTCCCCCTTTTTAGCCATATTCTTAAACTCTTTTGAGAGCATTTATGATTTTAGTAAAAGCCTTTTGAAGGTCTATGTTTCTCTTTCTAAGCTCTCGATTCTCAGCTTCGAGCCGAGAGATTTTCGAGAGTAGGACCCCTTCCCTTTCTTGCTCTTCTTCACTTTCGTTTTCCACCTCGTGAAGTGAAACGTCTTTGAGATCCCCGAACTGCTCGAACCATCGGTATGCGACTCCGAGCGTTGGGCAGTCGTAGGCCCGTCCTGAGTTGTGCTCACACTTGTATATTTTTGATTTTCTGCTGACATCTATCTGCTCGATTGATCCGATCTTGAGTTTACCTAAAGTTGTTTGCATGTAGGCGATCACTCTGCGATCTGTTTCATGTCCAAAGGTTATCATGAGAATAAAACTCCTTCAGTAGGTTCATCTTGAATAAAAGACTTAGGCCAGTTTCTGGCGCACTCCGAACATATACCGACACCTATGCATACAGCTCCGTCATCCCGAATGATTTTCTCATGATCAAAGATTACCTGCCGATTCAGCATCATTTCAGAATGAGTTGCCTTTCCACAATCAGCGCACTCGAAATCAGACATAGCCAACCATCTGCTTCTGTATAGCTCTCAGGTTTTGTTTCTTCGCAAGACGCTTAAATGCAGACCCTTTAATTTGGTATATTCTCTGGGTTGTGAGCCTCATCAGATTAGATATCTCCTCAACAGTATGCTCGCTTTCGTTGATCCCAAAAAACAGACGAACAACCATCTGCTCTTGGTCTGGTAATGTTTGTACAAGTTTCTGTACAACATCGGCTAATACCCGTCGATCATGATGTATTTCAATTTTGAACATTGACCCCCATTAGTCTGAGTTTCATCTTCAGCATTTGAATGCCTTCTTTAAGCTGTCCAACAGTTATCTGCCACTTTGTGCAGACATGCTTTCTAGTTCTCCAATGAGCCTGCAACCGACTCATGCTGATCACCTTTAGGTCTTTAGGCGGGGGGCAACACTCGCATATTTCCGACTCCTCTATATCCACAGAATTTGGGACCCAAAATGGATGGTGTTTAACGCCACACAAATACGTATGCGATATCTCGCTATGTACCATTGCGATGAAAACCGTAGGGTCTTTGTATACCAAATACTGGGACGCACCCGCTTGGACCCGTAAATCCAAGCGCAATTTCCTCAGCTCTGACAACCTGAAGAACTTATCAGTCAAAACTATTTCGCCATCATTATTCACAGTAGTTTGTAGTTTTTGTTGACATGTTTTATAACCATACCTGTAGTGAAGTAGGCCACGCTCAAGAGAGAGCGCTACTTTATCATCTAAGCTAGGCATATGGATTCCTCAAATGAAAGGCCCTCGAAAGGGCCAGTTATCTACCCTCTGTTCATCTGAAAGAAGCGGAACGCTACCTTCCAGTCGAGAGTCTGCACAAGTACATCCTTCCCATCCATAACAACAAACACAGGCTGGTCTTCAGATGAAGCTTTGTGCGTTAAGGGGTCATTGTGTTGGGTCACAGTAAGAGCCTTCCCCTTTTTGCTCTTACCTGACATGCGCTGGATCATAAAGCATCCTTTCGCAGAGGTTGGTTATAGGTTACGTGTAAACAAGTAACCATATAATGTGGAACGAACTATCTTATCCGTTCAGATTGTCTCCAATAGGCATGAGAAAACCTGCCTTTGGTGTTGCCAAGGTGACGATATGTCGTACAAATACAACATCGTGGTGAGCGTTTTCGCCAAGATTTCGACTTCCTTTTCCCAACAGTCATAACCACCCCTATTATAAAATTAGACATTTTAATTCTCCTTCGACCCCCATAATTTCTCTTCTCTATCGTAGTAATCCCAAAAATAAGATCTAATCTCTTTAGCATCTTCTAGATACTTACCTACTACTTTAATCGTAGGGTTATCATTGCTAGCTAATAAGAATACGAATACTTTTAAATAACTCATTTGACTCCTTCTCAATGTATCGGTTTAATCGCACCCGTAGCAATCAGTGCTTTAACAAACTCATCGTCGTCGTATGTTGGTATAAGCCATTCATCAAGATCCAGAATGCGTTGTGCGACTCTGTCTTTGTAAACAGTATTGTCAGGTTCAATGATCAATGTAGATTTTCGTAATTGAGTAACGACATCGTGTGCGTTGCCCTCAATAATCTGAGGACGTTCGTGCATTACAGCTATTCTATACTTCATCTAATTCCTTTGTGCTTGTGTTTTGAAAAGGTGTGTTAACCAAGTTTTCAGCCTCTTTTTAGACTTTTTATTCTTATTACTTGCGGTTTCTCTTAGATCGTCTGCGAACTGTCTAGTCTCTTTCTGAGAGTTGTTTCCAACGATCCGCTTGAGTCTGCCTTGGTTTCGCTACTGGATCTATTTCCACTTTTAGGAATGAATCCATAAGTCACATCTTGGTTATAATTTTTATCTCCATTAATATTGATTACCGGATATTCCAATTCATGTTTGTAGATGAAGCAATATTCATCGATATCCGCAACGGATACATATTCACGAATACCACTAATATTTTTTATATAGCTTTTTAAAACCCAGTTTAATTCTTTATGTTCAATCATATTTCCTCATTTTTTAAAGATGAATAAAAACCTTTCTTTCTGTTTTCCCAAGCTTTCTCCATATCTTCGTCGCTAGTTCTTTATTTTCTACTCTCATTGCGTTTCTTTCATTTGATTAGCTTCGTATTAAGGTAAGCCATCATCACCTACCCATCCGTTATTGATTGGGTCTTCAGATTCATCGTGGCGTTCACAAAAAATCTCCCAGACACTATTAGGTCCGGGTTTTTCCAGTTCACATTTCTTCCCTTCATGTATCCATCCTGCTAACTCTTCTTGGTAACGATCACCCAGTTCCATTTCATCGGACCAACCTTTGATATCCTCTTGAGCTTTTTTGATGATTTCTTCGGCCCATTTTTCAGGGTTTTCGTCTTCATCAAACTTGATGGGGAATTTAACCTCGACTTCATCTTGATAAGTCATCCACCAACTGTCGCCATCCCACTCCCCAGCAGAACTTAAACACATCACATTGTTCTCGGCATGCTCTAGATAAATATCTAGAATTTTCTGATAAATTTTATCATCTTCTTCGACATGTTTCGGAACATTTAAAGAAACATCCTGCCCGACAAACGTCTTACCACCACGCACTGTAAATCTAACCGTAACCCCTTCGTGAGTAGAAGTGACACTTCCCAGACTCAAGCCTTGATGCCCGTGGGGCTCCAAATCAGCATCCTTTGAAGTCCAACAGTAGTCGATTACATCCCAATCCCACCTGCCTGAATTCCTATCATTCAGAACCTTTTTAAGTTTCTGAAAGATTTCATCCTCATAGGCACGTTCGTCAGCATCATGATTATAGTAACGGTCTGGATCTAGATAGTCGTTGTGTATTCTCGTTAAATTACTCATTTAATTCTCCTTTGGTTAGCTTCGTATTTTATCCATTAAATCCTCGATCATCGTTTCGGTCTGCTCCAGCTCTGTCAGTTTCTCCGTCTTAAACCTATTATCCTTAAACTTCTCGTAGTCAAGCGCATCATTCTCCAGAAGAATCGCATGAAAGGCATCTCTGTTATCGAGAAGCTCGCACAACTCTCTCGATAGTAAGCACAACTTGTCGTATTTAATCCGCAGAAACTTAAGCTCTCTAACTTGTTTTGCTTTACTTTCTGCGTCTTCCCTATACCCCTTACAGGCTATGGACAACTCTGATGTTGCTTGAGATAATGCTTCGAGTGTTTGTTTTGCGATACTCATAGCGAGTCTTTAATAATGTTTAACTTGTTTCTTAAAGTTATGAGCTCTTTAACTTCTGCCCTTAATTCATCGGATGGTTCCTCTTCATAAAGGGTGCAGAAAAAGTCAAGAAGAAGGTCTTCAATTTCTTCATCACTTGCACCATCTGCTTCCCATCGATCAAACCACTTAAATACTGGAACTATTCGGCTGGTCATGTCACTCCCTTTTTGCAGACTTTTTTCTAAAAATAATAGCATCGAAACGGTTGACTAAATACCAAACACCCACCATTCCACCAAGTAGAATTCCAAAATAGATGAGAAAAAATATAATTAATCCAGTCATAATATCTCTCCTTATTATACCTTAATTATACCTCTTTAGAGGGGTCCATTGCCTGTCGTAGTTTGGGATTCTGTCTGAGTATATAGCCCCCTTCCAACTCTTGGCACTCATTAATGAATCAGTCCAAACTAAAATTTTGTCCGACTTCATTATATTCTGAATTTCCATTGCATAGAGTTTCCCCTTGCGCTCAACAACAGCGAACTTCAGTGAAAAAGATTTTTCTAATATATTCATATTATAACTCCATTTATCCCGAACGAACTATTTGCTTAGCCAGATCCCTAGCTTGTTCAAGTACGAACACCAAACTCTTGTAATTCAAAATGCCTTCTTCCAACATCTTTTGATTAACGAATCCGTTTGGTGCGAAATCAGACATATGGTTTGTATCAAACCCAATAACATAGTGATCTTCCCACCAGCCTGAATAAGTCAGCCCGCCGTGGGCATCATACGGAATCTTGTCATAGCGTACATTCTCGTACATGTGCCCAGATGGGAGGAATGCATACCCATTCCAAGTCCCCCCGTCTTGCCGTATTGCGGTATATTCAACACCATCCCAGTTGATTGTTTCATCCCAAAAAGTAAGCGGATCTTTAAACCAAGGCAGGTGACTTCTAAATGGTTCTGGGAAGTTGTACCCAATCCATTCTTCTGAAGACTTTTTTATATGTTTTTCGTAATCAAAATCCATTTCTGATGCTGTTTTTGTTTTGCACGACATAGTTACTCCTTAGACAAATCACTATCATCATTTACAGTTTCGAGAATACGCTCAGTTATCTCATCAAGACATGCTCGACAGATGACTTCCTTGCCACCTAAGCCAACACTTTTCTCGCCAATCTGCCACTTGTTTTCTTTTAAAAAACGCTTCATTGCTTTGCGTTTCTCTTT